ACTTCTGCAACTTATTAGCATCCATGGCGAACTCCATGAGCTTCCTGGCCCGTGCCTCAGCTAATACGTAGTTATACATAGTAGGCGGCATCTCATCTATATCCCAATTAGTGATCAAGTCTACTGTGATAGTATCCTGGTCACTGAAGTCGAATGAATGAGTTTCCTTGTTATAAAGTCTGTTCCCCCTCTTGATGTACATAGGATCATCAGGGGTGATAGCTACTGTATTAGATGGAACCTTGATTTCCCCGTTAGTTTCAACAGGCAGATCCCAAGTCTCTACATTGTACCACCAGCCCCTAGCTTGTACTTCTGCGCTAATCTCTTCCCATACTTCTAGGGCTGATCTAACATCAGGGTGACTAAGATCTACCTCATTCACAGGAGATTCGCCTATAACTTTTAACAAGGCGTTAACTACAGTTAATTCTGTTTGCATACGATCTCCTATACAAAAAAAAAGCCCCTCAGACAGATTGTCCGAGAGGCTCCTTTTAGTTATTAATTAGGCTTTGGATTAGGCCTTGAATTAGGCCTTGAATACCCCACCGTTCATATCAGATCTATCAGGTGCAGCACCGATAGCGATATAAGAATCAATGAACCAGGTCAGAAGCCGTTTGTCCCAATACACATCAGAAGTAAGCGGAATAGACTGAGCTACCATAATGGACTCAGGTGTAGCGTACAAGGCGACGGCCTTAGCCTCAGCAGCAGAGGTCTCGTACGCTGAGCCGTACAGTGCAGCAGTAGAATCCGTCTTAGACGGAGAAGCTACAGTATCAGCCTCCTGGGAAATCCTATTTGTCATAACGATAGGCATACCAGAGGTTACTTCAATAGACGCATGAGCGTAAGATCCGTTCGGCTTATTGATATCTGAATCAAGGAGATCCTTGTTCTTCAGTAGAGTGAAGTACTGAGCTGGGGCCATGAAGAGCATACCGTCGTCAGTATCGATCTCAGTTTCAGCGAGACCCTGAGAGATAGCATAAATCGCAGTAGTGAGCTTAGCAGCATCGAGTTCATCACCACCAGAAGAAAGCGTCTCAATAGTACCTTTCGGGAGGATCTCACCAGAACCTTTACCACCACCTGTATCCAGGAGGCAAGATTTAACGATCTGGACGAACTGAACCTCGTCAAGCATCTTAGCGATCCTCTTACCGAAGTTCTGAGGGGTTCTTGACTTGATATCCAGGTGATCCTGGACCGCAGGGAGCATAGCCTCAGTCACCCGAGCGATGATCGGGGTCTTCACCTGCACGATATTCTTACCTACTTCAATAGGCTTACCTACAGGCTCTACACCTGCTTCTACAGCCTGCAAGAGAGGCTGACCCATGAGGTTATTCGACATAGTATCAGTACCAATAAGAGGCCTGAACTGATACATACCATCAAGGGTAGATTTCTTCTGCATAATTTCATGGACTCTACCATCGAACTGCTCGATAGTAAGTGCAAATTTGTCCGCAGAGAAATTCTGCGCCATGGGATACATCAGGTTAGCGGATACATCATCTGCCATAAGTTGTTACTCCTTAATTAGTTATTAAAGTTCGTATCTGCCGTTAGGACCAACCCCGTAATATGTCCCAGGAGCGTACCTCTTTTGGTCAGCTTTCCGAGACGCCAGTCGTGCGGCATCCATTCTGTTCCTGTAAGCAGGATCAGTTTTATATTTTTCAGATTTCATGACATCCCTGTATTCAGCCTTACTGATATGCGGGAGAGCATTAGGTTCTGTGTTACCTGCGTCACCTTCCATAATTCTTCCTCCGAGTCCTTTAGCCTTTTTATAAGCAGCGACTGCTGTTTCGAGTCCTTCATTAACCAGGGATTTATTCCCTGACATCAACTTAGCGTTAATAGAGCTGAGTTCTGATTCAGATAGTTCTGATTTCAGTGTACTCGATAAAGATTTAAATTTATCTTCTCCACCAACAGCTTTGAAGATGTATGAGTTCATTTCTTGAACTTTCTTCTGCTTTTCCTGAGTCTCTATGTACTCCTCACTAGCTTTAACACGAGCTAATTCGAATTCAGCTTCGAGTCTGCCTACGTGAGCATCAACTAAGGCTGGGTCTAGCTTTTCCTTAGCCTCTGCAATAACATCCTCAGGTATCTTACCCTCTTCGGTAATTCTCTTAGCGATTTCATCGACATCGAAACCTGCATCAGAGAGCATCTTGTCAACCTCTTTATTCTGATCAGATACATCTGAATCGCTATTCTCAGTAGAATCACCAGAGTCTGTACTACCTCCATCTGGTTCTCCCGGTTCTTCGAGGGCTAGTTCAATATCACCTGCGTCTTGTTCTACAGGATCTTCAGTGTTCTGAGTATCCTGTGTGTCTGTGGTATCTACAGGCTCTGTTACTTCTACACCGGCTTCCTCCGCCTGTTGCTCCAGGGCTTCCAGTGTATCAGAGTTCATTTCTGCTACTGCCATTATTGTCCTCCTTGTGTGAGCCCTTGAGCTAACTGCTCAGGCTCTGCCTTGTCTACCATAGACTGACCAGCCATCAACTGAGCTTGCTGCTCTGCTGCTGCCTGCTGTTCAGCCTGGAATTCTTCTTCTGTCTTGATTACAGCCGGATCTACATCTCGTCCAGTAGCCAGGATAGTAAGTAACTCAGATTCCTTCAGGCGAGCTCTAGTGGCATCAGGGAGATTATTCAGGAGAGACATATCATCAATGAAATATCTGATCTTTTCGTTCTCTGCTGATCTACCTAAGGCATCTAGACCTGTGACGATCATTGGCTCTATACTAGAACCCTTGATATTAATATCTATGTCCCTAAGAAGGAGCATAGCTATTGGCCGCTGAAGGGTATAAGAGAAATTAGAGAACACACCACCGTGCGCCTGTTCTAACTCAAGGGCACGTAGTCTGTTTTCCTCTGCTGTTACTCTTTCTGCATCCCGCATCTGACTAGACAGACTCAAGAAGGCTTTCCCTAAATGCTGTCTGTAGTCCTGGATAACGGCCATAATGAACTGGAAGTCAGCTTGCTTATTAGTCTGGACGGCACTTACATCATCAGGCCCACCGTAATGATAAGTCCCGGTTGCTGCGTTATTCATCTCAACTACATCTAACACGCTACCAGGGCGTACTAGGTACTTGATATCTGTCATCACAGCGGCCCCTGTTACAAGAGCTTCTGATAGTACAGACAGGGCGAAGAATGATCCGTAATGATCTTCTACTAACCCCCGACCGTAATGTTCTCTACGTGTCCTGTTCCATACCAATGGAATCCACGGGAGAAGCTCAGCAGGGTATCGTTGCTCAGGATCACCTACGACTGTGTCCTCAACAGATTGGTCCATGATGTAATAATCAGGGGCGTCTTTGTCTACTCTGATATAAGTATAAAGATGCACCTTCTCTTCATTCGGGTCCACCTCTTTCATATCGAGTTTAGCTATAACTTCATCCCGGAGATCTGAATCTAAGGAATTCAATACTTTCTCTTCCTGGATCACTATCTCAAGAATAGACCCATCGACAGCCCTGTTCAGAACGTATTGATCCAAAGCGAACATAGAAGGCCTTCCACCATCCGGTGGGACGTACAACAGGGCGTTCCCTGTGACTATACAATGCTTAATAGCATCCAGGATCACCGGCCGGGCCTCTCTCTGTTCAAAGGCCCAACGAGCCTTTCGTTCCCCTAAAGCTAACAAAGCTGTAGTATCAGCATCAATCTGTTCATCAGACTCGAAGTCATTAATTTGTAATCTGAAGAAGGACTTCGCCGGTGGGAATAATTCTTGTACGTATCTATTCGCTAGATGATTCACAAGACCTGCCCCGAAGGAGTTATAATCGTTCTGGATCTCCTGGGACGTTCTATCTTCTGTATCAGGCATAATATACGTCAGGGTCACTGAACTGTAATCTTGCGCCCTGGTTGAATATTTGTCTCTATTCGTGGCTAACGCCCTGTACCGAGATTTAGGTACTGAGGGATCATAATCCATAAACCCTCCTTATAGTTGTACACCAGTTACTCGATCTGTTTCAGGGGTAGCTAAGCCAGTCTCTGCTGGGCCTTTATCTATTTTGAATCTAGATTTAGCTGTGGCCTTCTTTCTTTTCTTAGATTTCTCATCAGCAATCAATGGAGCATCTAGCTCATCTCTGGCCTGGGGCATAGTTTTATCTGTAGGCGGGGCTACTGGCGACGGCATATTAATATCCCCTGCCAGTGATGACCCTAGAGACACCGCCCCGTACGTTGCTGCACCAACAGCCAAGGCCCCTACGGTACCTGCTGCTACTGTACTAGCACCGGCCCCTAGGATAGCTGTCCCGATTGCTATTATAGTTGATCCCATAAACCCTCCTAGATCAGCATTGAACCCATCCAGAGAGCTGCTGGTTCAAAACCGAACGTCTTGAATAAATCTTTCGTTTTAGTATCTTCGTAATCGCAATGAACAGCGATCACCGATTTCCCTTTAGACTGAACCCAAGGATGCACCTCTTCATAGAACACCGGGATAAGCCTTTCGATAGTCTCTCTTTTTTTCTCTTCAGGCAATATAGTAAGATGGAGTACACAAACTGCACCAGGAGGTAATTCCATAGCTAAGTACGCTACAGTGAATCCGTCTAGCTGAACAGCCAGTGTCTCGTAAGTCCCAGGTTCTACAGTAGGGAATAAACTCATAGCTCCTGAAGGATCTAACTCAGTCTCCCTAAGAATCCTTTGAGAACCTGTCTCTGATTTCTTTTTCTTGTCGCTCATGAAGCCCTCGCATGTAATCCAGAACCCTGTTTATACCGGCCTGGAACACTAGTTTATTATTCATATAAGGATCATCCGGATTAAGCCGCTCTGGTACGAACATAGAATCCATGTGCTGTAACAAGGCGGCACTAATAGGAGGAGCCTGGCTAACCCTCTGCTCGTAATCCTGAAGTCGCTTGTTCTTGAAATCTGTAAGTGAACTCATCTGGATCTACTCCTATGCTTTCTAAGGCTAACTCAGTTTCTGTATCAAGGGGGAATCCCTGTTTGAGTAGCTCAAAGGCGTCCTCTATGATTATAATCTGTGACTCAGCGTCCAAGGCCTCATCAATAATTCTGTCTATTTTATATTGTTTCATAATTACCCTGTATTACCCTAGGTACTACCTAGGTTACCTGAGTTACCCTCAGTGTTTATTAAAGTTTTATTATACTTAAGTGGATCAAGGGCACCCAGGGCACCTTAGTTACCATTAGTACCCTGGGTACCCTTAGTGTCCCTTAGTACACTCTAGTACACCTTAGTATACATACCTTCGTAATATCTCCCTAATTATGTCCGGGTGATTCATCTTTTTTTTTTCTCTACTTTGTTAGTCAAATTAATTACTGAATAATTCCGGATACTTACGAAGGGTAAAAAAGGACGTTCCACGGGGATTGTTCCACGAAATCTATGTTTCCTTGGTCCTAATCCTCTTCCTCATCGATCTGCCTGATTCTCTCCTGGGCTACATGGATAATCTTTTCGTAATCCTCACGCCTAGGTGTATCTTTCTTAGTCCTCAGTACACGCTTAATGATGTCAGCGTCCCAGGGGTTCAGTTTATATTCGAGCCAGATGTCCCATGGTTGAATCTTATGCTTAGAATAATCTGAAGTTCCTACGTTCATTGAGCGTACCGTAGATCCTCCTCCATCAGTCCAATTATTGAAGTTCTCACAAGAGTAACAAGGTTCCCTCTCGAGTATTAAAGTTGAATACCTGCATGTTTCACAATCATATCTCATATTCCACAAGCTCCTGAAGGACAGCTTACTGTCTCAAGGAAATCTAGTCCCTCTGTGAAAGTAGTCCCTTCGTTCTCTATAGCCTCTTTGAACGAGACTGGGGTTAACGGTTGGCCACCCCTTGAACCATCCGGATAGAAAGTTAATCCCCTGAGTTCAGTGGCGTACTTCTTGACTGACTGTATACAATTGTCTACAGTATCTTCGTTGTTATACTCTGACCCCCACTCAGGAAGGTTAATAGTAGAGCTAATACCCATATCTACGAACTTTTGTACATCTGCCTGGAACGCTAGTCTACGCTCGATATCCTTAGCTAGATCAGAAGATGTTTCGATTGCAGCAGGATCGATTCCTTCAGTTACTAGATATTTAACGAAGGGTTCTGCGATATACTGGTACTTCCAAGTACTCCCTTCTAGGAACCTACGTTTAATGCCAGTGGCGAACAAAGGCTCTATACCAGAAGTTGTACCTGCTAGAATACTGATTGTTCCTGCTGGCGCCACTGATCTGAACCTAATGCAATCTGTAACACTATTCCTTCTGGTTATCTCGTTCGCACCAACTTCAGAATACGCCTGGTATTCAAATAACCATTTCTTCAGTTCCAATGACGCACCGTATTTATAACCTCTTCTGATGCACCACTCATGTACACCCATCAGACCTAGACCGATCTTACGGGAAGACTCCCGTACTTCATAACATCTCTGATACGGTAGTTCCGCCCTGATCGATCCACAAGCAAGAAACTGAGAAGCCAAGTAAGTTACATCTCTGAGTTCCTCGATTGACCCTATACGACTCAGGTTAATACTACCTAGGTTGCATAAGTCAGAGTCTTGATCTGTAATGAATTCAGCACAAGCGTTCCTACCAACCTCATTAGGTGCATAGAAATCGAATTGCATACCAGGTTCACCTGTCTTGCATGCCTGATAAACATTATCATTGAATACCTTAGTTCCGATTTGTGTTATATCATCGTACTGCACAGAGATATTCGTCATATCAAGAGGAGCCGGAAAGTTAAAGTCAACAGCTTTAAGCGCCTTAACTTCTTCACTCCAGTCCTTCGCCACCAGGAACTCATCGGTATTTTCATGCAGTGCAGGCAAAGACCCGTATAGTGCTGATCTACGAGACCCACCCTGTTGCACATTACGCCCGATCTCATTCATAGCGTGCATAAGAGGGATAGGTCCAGAGGCCACTCCACCAGTCCTACTAATAAGTTCTCCCCGTGGTCTCACTTCCCCGTAATACGTACCGCATCCACCACCAACCATAAGAGCCATAAAGTGCTTATAGCCCAGGTCAGCCCAACCCTCTCTAGAGTCCTCAGCAGTAAAGCTGAAGCAATTATTAAAGAAGGCTGCTTCTCTACCAGCGTAATACAGATACCTACCTGCTGGAATGAATTTCATTTCTCTCATGTACGCAGCTAACTGCGTCATATCTCCTGGGTGCATAAGCCCTGTGCATACCCGTTTAACTAAGGTATCACACAAGTCTTCCCAGGTGTCGCATCCGCCGGCTTTGTTCCTGTATTTATTAAAGAATACAGTTTTGCCGAATTCTGTTCTGAACAATTTTATTACCTCCGTTTCACCATATATCACTCCCGAGTAATTCAGGATATTCAAGATTATTCCTCATGTACGAACAGAAGTAATCCCACTCTGGTAATTTATGATTCATGCGTTGTTTAATTATGGCCCTGATTGATTTATAACTCATACAAACTCTACGAGTCTGTAGATACCCACTAGATAGATCCTTGATTATAGTATCAAAATCGTTAATAGCGATCAGGTTATTCCAGTAAGACAATCGTCTGTCAGATACATTATAACAGAAATCGTCTTTGGTTAACTCACGTTTCATTAAGGTGTGCATAGTAGATTTACTCTGTTTCGTGACTCCTACTCTGTATGTATCAAACTGTTTCCAGAAATACAGAGGCATACGCATATCGAACCATACGATTATGCTCTCAAGGAATTTATTATGTCCTAAGTCTTTACTCGCAAGGATGTCAGCACGCTTAGCATACTTCTCGGTGCATCGTGCAGGGAATTCAGCAAAACTGCACTCTTGTGCATGACTAAAGGCCATTCCTTCTATTGCTAACTCATAACCAGCCTCATCTCTAATACAAATCTCCATAATTAATCCTTTCCAGTACTACCGTGTCCACCTCGATTTTTATTCCCCAAGGATTTCACCTCTTTGAACTCAAGTGTAGGTTGCTTCTTGATTATTCTGAACTGTGCTATCCTAGTGTTCTTAGGAATAACCCTGACCTTAGGGTCGATAATGAACATAGGCCAGAACCACTCATCATTATCTCCACAGTAAGAATTATCAATTACTGCACAACTGTTCGTCTGGATAACCCCATAATTTTTGAAGGTTGAACTCCTAGGAACAACATGAGCCTCGTACCCTTTTGGTAGCTCCATAGCTACTCCTAGTGGGACTAGCCTGAATCTATCACCAAAGCAGTTACCGCAAGGATCGCTGATTCTAATATTCTCGGCAACACGAAGATCAATCCAATCACCTTCATTAATTTTCTTCAGCTTTTTTATGTTTTTCAAGTATTTAATTCTAACTTGCATACTACCCCCGTTATCTGAATGGGATGAATTCCATATGATTCACAGAATAAATAATACCGCACCCAAGAGATACAGGTACTTTAAAAATAAGTCTGCCGTACCTAGAATAATACTTATCTACATCAACTAAGCATCCTGCGTTCATGGCTGCATTATTCTTTAATGCTCTCGGTATATCATAGGTACCTGCAAAACTATGGGTATGTCCCTGAACATAAGAACATCCTAGTTTTATAGCTGTGTTCCTTGCCCCATACATACCTGCACTACCTATCCCATGTTCAATTATTACATCATCGAATACCTTGAATCGTTCAGACCATACCCATGTATCAGGCAAGCCGTACACATCATTCAGAGATTTAAGATACACTGTAGAGGGTACACCTAACTCATGCAAACGTCTCTCAGGAATAAGATCATGGTTCCCCTGACAAATAAACATATCCGGGAACGCTTTAACCCATTTCTGTAACTCTTTTTTAGCCAGCTTGAATTCTTGTTCAGGGTTCAGGGCGTCTACTTCTGTTTGATGCCTACTGATGAAATGATGATCTACAATATCTCCTAAGCACACAACTTGTTGCACACCATGATTCCTGAATGTTTCCACACAGAATTCTAAAGCACCGTCTACGTGCCCTGGGATATGCAGATCAGGTATAACTCCTGTTCTGACACCTCTTAAATTTATCAATAATTCCCCCGATAAAAAAGCCCCAAGGCGAACCCAGGGGCTTTCGTTATTAAATTATTACAGCTTGTATTAGAATTTACATCTCAGCGAGAGCTTCTTCGATCTCCTGTTTCTTGGCAAGGAGTGCCTCTTTCTTCTTGGTAGACTGTACTTCACCAACGGACTCAAGCAGGGATTCTTTCACATCCATAACATCAGAGCGCATGGCGTGCAGAGTCTTAGACACACTCAGAAGACCTTTACGGAGTTCAAGAGCGCTCTTCTTGATAGCCGCCTGAGTATCCAGGCCAGACTCAAGGTTCACTGCTTCAGTAAGTACATCAGTGAGCTGTTCGATCTCGGCGTTCACAGCAGCAGCAATTCCAGTGTACTCAATGGCTTCAACAGCTTCAGTCTCTACAGTTTCGTTTACTTCATTTTCTTCATTCATACTAATCTCCTTTTGCCTTACGGCGTTAATTAAGTCTGCTTATACAGACGGTTCGTTGCCCTATCGGGCGGTTAAATCGTATACAATTGTATACATCATAAACATTTCACTTCATAAACATCTTCGGTAATTGTCCTAGTTTTAGACCCTACCTTAACACGTTCACACTTACCATTACCGAAATACACGTATATACGCAGCCTATCCCATACAAAATCGATAGAATTAACAGTATAATCTTCCCTTGTGGTGTACTCACCTTCCTCAAGGAGGTCAATCAAAGGCTCGATTTCTTCAAGTACCAAGTACCAGTCATGTATATTAAAATCCTCAGTTAACGTAACGTGTGTAGAATACCCATAATTTGATACAATACAGCCGGGCATATACGTTGTTATTCTAGAACAAATAGTGTCAATGATATGTAATTTGATAGCCTCTTCTCGTGCAGTTTTTAGTTTCATTTGACACTCTTTGAACGCACGTTCTTTTAAATCACGTTCAATTTCATCAACTGTACGCATCATTTTTTCCTCCGCTTCTTACGTTTTTTCTTAGGTGGGACAGGCTTACCGTTAACCTCAGTTGTTCCCGGGTAGTACAGTCCTGTTCCTTCTGTACTCCAATAATCGAGAACATTATTAACCCATGCAACATTACTGATCCAGTTACCTGCACGTACACAAAGTGTCTTCATCTTCCCTTCTAACCCATTACAGTTCCTGCATAATACACCACGGATCTCGCCAGTTGAATGATCGTGGTCTACTACCCAATTCCTTGTAGGTATTACACCGGCCTTTCTGCCACAGAGAGGACATTCCTTTGGGATATTCTGGCGTTTCCAGGTGTTCAGCTCCTTTCCTGCTTTAAGAATCTTTAATCCAGGGGATACTTTGGTGCCCATAGTTCACCTTCCTCCCGGCGCATCCATAGAAGACGTCCCTGCTCAATGAATTGTTTACGTGCAGTTTCTATACCTGCTTTGTATGTCGCCGATTCATCCCAATGAGTGTAACTGTTCTCAGACCAGAAAGACTTATAACAGAACCACACACGTTCATGTAACTCTTTCTCTGATTCAGCATCCTTAAGGATATAGAACGCAGTCTTCGGTCCACAAGGGCCTCTTCTGATATGTGGCCACTCCTCCTTCATATCCTCAGTTACCTTAGGGAGGCCTTTGATCCAATCTGCGTTATCTCCCATTAGCATCTGTGCATAGAAGAACATCATACCAGATCCACGAACCTTACCCTTAGGGTCTATTTCAAGATGACCGTAGTCATCAACCTCAGTGATGTAACCGTTATACATATTATGATGCAACCCTGGATTAATCTGTAAGTCTTTATCACCAGAGGATATAATACTGATTTTACCATTTTTCAGATTCTGTGCTTGCCGGATACCGATTGCATCATCAGCCTCTTCACCGTTGCACATAATTGCGTCCCACTCATCAAGCAGGTGCCGTCGAACTTCAGGCAACCATTTAGGCTGCGGCTTAATACGCTTTCCATCTGCGTCATAGCGATTCCCTTTGTATCTCTGAAGGGTAGCTATTTCATTCCTGAAATTCTTTATCCCTGTGAGATACGCTGTATAGCTATCGGACAAGGATTCATCTATCATCTGTTGCATACGTTCATCGCACCTACGAAGAGCTACATCTAAGGACAGGTCATCAGTACCGAAAGAAGCGAAATATGCTACCATATCAGCATCAATGATGCACTCTCGTCCTTTTACTCTTTCTATAGGAGCGCACTCAGGCATCGAAAAAGCCATTTATGTACACCTCGTATCTTTCTTCTAATATAGACTCAGGGTCGTAGTCTGCTTCTCTATCTGCGCCAGACTCAGCCATTTCTATATAGAATTCCTCTTCTATTGTGTAATACCACTCCAAGAATGGCAGGTAATTCATCTTAATCTACCGGAAGATCATCAGTTTCTGCGGGCTTATTACTCTGTTCCGGCGCAGGATTATCTTCTGTCCCTTCTTCTTCGTTCCCTTCAGGATAATCAACCAGCATCAACTGAGTAGGTGATCCTTCATAATTCACAGCCTTCTTAATTGTGTCCTTCAAATAATCAGGCAGAAGATCCCAAGACTCTTTAGTAGGTTCATCCCAATCGAACATAGGACAGTACTCCCCCTTTGCCTCAGGGACAGGTACCTCTTCCACTTTCTTTGTCACAGGGTTCTTGAAGGCGGTCTTCTGGATTCCATCAGGCTTCATATTAGCGTACACAGGGAGCGATCCATCTTCTCTCGCCTTCTTACCTACCCTGTTCGTTACACTGATCAGGAAACCTTCCCCAACGAACTCATGAAGAGATTTGTAATCGGTACCCAAGGCAGCGTTCATAGCGTTCTTGTATTTCATGAACTTTGAACGATCCGCGTACGTCTTACTGATCTTATTCTGCGCCAAGGCATCAGTCACAGGCAGCTTGTTAATGAACTCTCCGTCTTCACCGAACGGGATAGACGTCTTGATACAAAGTGGTTCGATGTCGTAATCGCAATCAGGGAACTCAAAGATCAAATGGATCAAAAGCTCAGGTGGCTTAGGTTTACCTTTATTCTTACCTGATTCATACACCTGCGGCTTCTTTTTAAAGACCGGGGTATGCTTTCCGAGCTCAATGTAAGACACCAGACGTGCAGGGTGGGCTCCCTCTTCGATGTACTTAGTTTCAGGGTCGTACCCACCTGTTCCTTCGTTCTCTTCTAGTTTTTTATCGTCTACGTATACAGCCATGTTTCCTCCTTAATATGCTCGTTCGATTATACGTCCGTCTTTATCAGTCTGCAATACTTCATGATTAGCGAATCTGTTCCTAGTGAATGTACCATCAGGGTTAATACTCAAGACGAACTTATCGTCTACCATGACTGCACCACCGATCATTTTTACATCAGCAGAAGACTGCACAGTAACCCTTACTTTCCTCTTAAAATCCATTCTTTACTCCTCTCTTTTATAGTAACATCCGTATCAAGGATATTATCACCGTAATCCACATCTACAGGAAAAGGCGTATCCCAATTAACATCAGTGTACGTCTCGTTGAAATACGGACATACATCTTCCAGAAGACCTGCGATCATTGGTAAGTACTTCTCTGCTACCTCTTGATTAATTGTATCAGCGTATATTGAATCATGCACAGTATTAATCAATAAGATAATATCAGTTAAGTCCCGAGTAACCAAAGCTCTCCAAACTCTACCGGCCTGCACTTGCATAACTTCACCGCCGAGCCCCTGCGAAGGATAGTTCTTCATCTGAGTCGGGGAGAACGCTGTATGAATCCCTTGGTCCTTTTTCCATCCTGGGGAATCTATTTCCATAAACGAGTAAATAGTACCAGTAGGACTCCTGTAATAACCAATAGCTTTCTGATAACCTTCGTCAGTTCTAAGAGTAGTAGGTTTCCTAGTCTTTCCAACGGACTCCGCCACTTCATCATCAAAAGCGTACATCTTAGGGTACTTAAGTTTCCGTGCTTTGATAGCAGCTTCAACGACATCAGCAGGTAAACCAGATTGCTCCGATAGGTGCGTTACACCAGCACCATAGGTTTCACCGAACGTAAGGGGTTTGATGTCTTGACGATTCTGTACCCATTCAGGATCACCTTCTACCTTAGCTTTCTGATAAACGAATTCATAGTCTACACCACGGGCGAACGCGACCCACTCGCAATGGAAGCATTTCTTGTCGATCAATGCCTGGAGTAATTCCTCATCCCCGGATAATACACCCTTGCACACTACTTCCAACTGAGCGTAGTCTATCTCAACTACTTTACCTTCCGGGAACCGTGATACAAATGTCTTTTTTATCTTAGACTTACCCTTCTTGGGAATATTCTGTAGGTTCGGTTTAGAGGAGCTAAGTCTAGATGTAACAGTAATCGAGTGATTCAATTGCCCATGGACGCATCCATCAGGTTGGATATTAGTGAGCATCCCTGTCCACTTACCCTTACTGAATCTCTTGTAATAAGTTCCTAGATCCTTAAGCATACCCTTCAGGTATAACAGATTCTCTACTAACTTAACCCCCTGAGTTTCAGCTATCTCAGTGAGCACATCTTCTGCTGTACTCCAATAACCATCCACAGATGACTTCCATTTATCCTTCGGTTCAGCCATACCTGGTAAGGTGTAATAGAACGGGGCCTGTTTAGTCTTAGGGCCTCTTTCTGTATCAGGTATAGTTATGTTCTTAGTCTTGATCTCCCCCTTGCGTTTACCTGATTTATACACAACAGGATCTCCGTTTTTATCTCGGACAACCTCTTTGATAGTCTTTTTGTAGTACTGTTTATGCCCTTCTGCGTCAAGACTATACGTAGTTCCTGTGTACTTTAAGTCACCACCAAAGATTAACGCAGATACGTTCCTCCAAGAGGCCCAATTGAATATACATCCTATAGGTAACTCAGGGATATATTGCTCCAGGATCTCTTCTTGTCCTTTAATGGACTCTTCCAGTTCCCGCCTCTGTTCCTGTGCTACTTCCTGATCAACTTTCATCCCGTTGAATTCCATCTCAGTTGTAGCCAGGAGTCCATCCATACGTTGCTGAATAGTAACTACTTGTCCCTGATCCCGGGCCTGTTTGACCTGTTTCAGGAACACTTCCTCAGTTGTCAGTACATCGTACTTCTGATATTCAAGCAGTACATCAGGATCTATGTCTTCTGTTCTTACACCATCTTTCCACAGAGCAGCAACAATATCTAACTTAGCGTAATCACATTTCCTTCGCTGTGCTGTCTCTTTCAGGGTTAGTCCTGTAGTATGCCCACCAAAGAACTGTGCGGATAATAGGTACTCAGCGTACATAGTATCCCACACTTTACCACCACGTTTAAAGAACTCTTTTACCTCAGGATGATCCCAATACCATAACAGATCGAACTTAACGTTATGGCCAACAATGACACTAATGTCACTGAGGTCAGCAAAGGGCAACCCCACATCAGGTCTTCTACCTTTTCTTTCACCGTCAACATCAATAACAGTGTATTCATCAGAATAATCACCTTTCCCTTTCTTCCAGCCTATACTACATAAACCGAACTCAGAGTCCCACCTGTTACCTACCCTACCGTTTGATTCACCATAGGTTGTTTCTATGTCGAACGTTAGGAAATCCATCAGAACACCTTCTGAATCTTTCGCCCTGTTCTCATAGTTCTGCGTTCCTGCATCCACTTAATAAGATTACCACACATCTCATCTAGGTGTACTGTATTCGCTCTTGGGTACATACTCACCCGTGCCCTGAGTTTATCATACAGACTCTGGTAAGTTTTCAATAGTCTCCTGGCCTTCGCTGAGTTCTCAGGAGATTTACTGAACTTTGTTTCTACCCTGTGCATCCTTTTCAGGATCTTTTTGATTTCTTCCATATCCACCTCTTTGTATACAATTGTCTACTTAATTCTTGGGTTCAAGTAGTTCGCTGTCGCAGCATTAAAGATAACCTCTGTGCGGCAATCAGCGAACGCCCCAGGCAATGGTTCTGATTTAGTCTTAGGGAAGTACATGAATCTACTCTTCTCGAATCCTTGCCGTGGATCAGTTCCTATAGTCAAGATAGCATCACAGGCCCCTTGTTTACCAGTCTTAGAATCCTTCAGAGCTGAGTCTGGTATCCATTGGGTATCTGCTCCCTCTACTGATACTTGGGACGTAGGTAACGACAAAAAGTCATAGATCACAGAAGACTCTCTGGCCCACTGGTACAGCATTTCTAACCTCTGATCAGTACGGTCTACTCCTTTCACGCCTGTGAATCCTTGGATGTTATCCAGCATATCGAATATAACCACCGACGGTCTCACATCATCAATAATCCTTTCAAGGTACTTATGATCTTTCCCATGAATATCATAGATCTGGAGCATATTATGTCCGCCTATAACTTTGATGAATTCTTGTTCTGCTGTATCAAAACCCATATCAGCTATCTGTTCAATGTTCTTCCTTAACGCTGCCCTGAGGCACGTAGCCTTAATAATAATTTTCTTGCCTTCGTTATTGAACCATACAATTGGCCTGCCTGATTCCTTCACGTATCCACTTCGTAAGAATGAAATTGCTTGGTCAGCTAAGAATGAAGTCTTGCCTTTACCTGGGCGTGCTGCAACCAGGACTTGCTTCCCTGTACGCAGATCAGGCATAGAGTTATTCAAACAATCAAGACTCCAGGATAACCCTGCACCTTTAGTTGATTCACAAATGATTTCCTTAACTGATGCTGTACAATAACCAGTATCCACATCTTTACGTACATCAGATTCATAATCTGCGACAGCCTGTCTCACACTCTCATACAGGTCTATCTCTTCACCTAATGCGTAACTATTCTGAATACCTTCTAACTCTTTATTGAACTCAAGTAATCTTAATGACCTTATAATAGTTTTAGAAGTATCAGGATCAGGGGATTCTTGCATCATCTTGATGATACTCATGTATAACTCGTGTTCATCATCGGTGAACTCATTATCCAAAAAGAACTGTGTGCTGAATACTTCAGTATCCATAACAGGGGAATCATTACTACGCCAGTATTTATTACAGGCGTCTAATAATATCCTTACCTCTTTGTCGAATCTATCTAACGGGGTACAAGACCATAACTTTTCCCAATTCTTACGTTTAGTGAATAACTGAAGTAATGTCTTATTCACTAGATACATTATTTTTTATTATCCCTGACCTCTGATAAGAAGTCCCTGTTACCGTTAATGAACTCATTAATGAACCAGAGGCGTACTTCGTACAAATAAGATAACATCTTGTTGTTATCCTGAATTTTCCCTCTCCCTGTTTCATAAAACGATGTACCTTCACAATCAGAACGAGAATGAATAGCTATTGGGCAACGACAAAAATAATCATCTGTGTAGCTCTCCTGCTCAATTATATCCCAATGTAAATTACACAAGGGGCATTTTTTGGGGGTCCATTTATCGTACACCCTCTTCTTCCAGATACGAATAGATGCGTCTATCTGCTCTAAGATGTGTTTATTATCCATAAAATTTCTCCTGTATTTCTGAGTTAGTTAAATATTTAGGGTCTTTATCAGATGTAATAATAATCACCTCAGAAAAAATCCTGAGTCTATTCACTGCATCTATTACGCCCTGTCTCCCACCTTTGTCTGGATCTAACCATAGATATATTCGTTCATATTTCCTTAAAGTATTCAATTGTGAAGTATCAAGAGAAGTACCAAGCAGGGCGTACGCCTTGACTATTTCCCCACAGCGTCCTGCGGATAGGATATCTTCACATACAACACAGGAACTTTCATCCGTGTGCGGACGTGACTCCCACATAACACCCTGATCGGTACTCTCAAGATACTTCGGCTCTAACCATTCTTCTACTGATCTTGCTATGTATCCTGAGTACACACCCCTGTAATAAACAGGCAGAATAACCCTACACAAGTCCTCAGAATAACCTATATCATAGTGCCGGATAATACAAGAAGTCCATCCTGCTTTCCCTAGCCACGCCAGACCAGCTTCAGGCAACGTTTGAGAAAAGTCCGGCGGTAACTCATGCGAGTTCTTCGCCCTTGCTTCCCGATAAGCCTTGAACGCTGCTGTACGTCTTGCCCTTTCTGCGGGAGAATTCAGGACAGAATCGAACCTGTACTCCCGGCACTTGAAACAATAGAACTTGAACCCCTCTATAGAATTCTCTATACGAAGACAAGCACTATTGGAACACCCTTTATGAGGAACTTTACGGACACACCCAACCTGTAACTTAGAGGTTACATCAATATAATCCCCTGGGTAAATATCCATAAAACCTCCTAAGTGTATACAATTGTCTACAAGAATACTACGTAATCATCAAGGATTTTTGTATGGTCCCCTCTTGGTTTAGTATTATGGGGGATAGGGATCTTTTCCTCACTGTATTCAGCAGTGTGTAAATCGAAGGCGTAATAAGCTCCTAGGAAACCCATAATAACCTGCTCCTGCCCTTTCCTGAGTGCTAGTACAGCACATCTAGAAAGAACGACCAAGTCATCAGAGATCACACAGTACGCCTGTTCGTACTTATCTTCCCACTGTCCATCACACGGAATTACTACGCCGGAGAAGCCTACAGTATCAATGAGCTCATTAATTAAATCAGCGGAACGTCTGGCGTTCTCCGTTGAATCACAGTCTGATAGGTGCGCTGAAAATATACATACATTTTTTTGATTCATTACGCTAAGAATCATGATCTACTCTCCTCTTCTTTTTGTTTGCAGTATTTATAAGAATCCGCTGAGTCTTTATCGAATCTATGGTATTCATTCCATGAATTCCCATCCATCCGCGGTAGATACAAAGAAGCGGTTTTCTTAGTCTTTGATCTTATGATACTCTCAGCCTTAACCTGTACAATTGCCCCACGGTAGAAATGATCCGGATGCTCTCTATCTGTATCACACCTAAGGTTCACCCAAGTACTAAGGAGTCCATCAGATGATTCACATAGTACAGACCCGATTAACTCAGGGTCTTTTGAATGTTCTTTGGTGTCTACGATTATGAGATCAACAGTGAACTCATTTTTAATCTTCACGTTGTACCAGGGTTTACCGTTCTTGAATAAACCTGATCTATCCTTACAGATCACCCCTTCTTTACCACGTTTAATTAACTCCTGGGCGTACATTCTAGCCGTGGGGAGATCATAAAGAACTATCTCATTCACTCTTGTACACTGAGGATTCTCGAAGGCAATTAAGTCGGACCATCTAACGGATTCAGGTGTATTAGGCCAGTTATCATCAACGAAGTCAAGAATAACTGATCTTAGGCTCTGATCAATAGAACCCCCAACCTTACCATTTTTGACTTGTTTATTAATCAGACCGTTACCTGTCTTACGGTCAAGAAGCTCTTCTGCTTCTGTGTCATAAACGAATAACTCATGATGCACCATTCCATTGAACCCAAGGACGAAAGGCAAGCCCTTTAAGAACATTGGGAAATACTGAGTAATATCCTGGCCTTGTCTCGTGTGCATACTAATTGACTCTCCGTTCTTGTAATCAACCAAGAGAGCTAAACCATCTTCTTTATCTTGCACAGCTACACCATCGGACCACGGGAGTCTTTCAAGATTCTCAGGGGTACCTGGAACAGCGCCCATGTATCTCTGAGTCCTGATTAATCCAGGCCATGCTTTGTTCACGGTGGACTTACCGATCTTTGCAGGGTTCTTCCTGGCAATGATCCATTTGCACACTTCTTGTAACTCAAGCGTACAAGCACTGATAAGATGCTTCCAGGAATCCTTTAAGGCGTTCCCGCGGACACCAGAAGAAAGGATACGTTGAATACACTCCAAAAGATGCTCTTCAAAGTGGACCCCGGTAGCCGCACAAGGTTCAGGTTCCGGTAACTTCTTGATGAAAAACATCACAGACGGGCAGAGCATAAGCCGGAATAACTCCTTGGTTGTTTCATCCTGGCCTTTCAGTAACTCAATAGTATCTGCCTGGCTTAGTCCCATAGATTTATTGATAATACTATAAAGATTCAAGATACTCCTCCCATTCGCCACTCAGGTTACTCCACGTATCATGACCTTCGGGAGTCTTACTCCAAACGAAAGCCCCAAGGATATACACATCTTTATTCGTATCACGATAACTACTCCACGACCCTGAATCTTTCGCCAGGTTACGCATGAACGTCGTATAAGCATTATTCCGGACGAGGAACTTAATGAACTCTTTATCAATATCATCACCGTAAACCGGCTTTACTTCAGGAGTGAATCCTGTTCGT